ACTTGGACTTTCATAATCAAATGAGAGATGCGTGTAGACCTCAAACACCGTACGTAAGCCGTCTTCATTGTAAGACGTCTCTTTACGACCTTCAATCTTGTCATTCGCCTTAGACGCTTTGCTGAACTCAGGCATCTCCGGCGTAGGCACGTCCACGTCGCGGTACATACCGATACGAACGCGCTTATCGTACTCAAAAGCCGTGATGTATTGGACGTGAGTCTTACGCTCCGCTGTGTAGAAATTGGTCGCCGCGAATGGGAGAAAGATGTTGTCGATAGGGACGAACTCGACAGTCGGACGCTTCCACTGCGGAGACCACATCGCCTTGAGGTATTGACCCCCGCCTAACGGCAGTTGCGTGGACAGTTGTTCCAGCTCACCCCTGAATTCAGGCATCTGCTCAGTCGCCTGCCAGTTCATGAACTCGCTCTTACGACGAGCCTTCTCAGTCTTAGTCTTGTCGACCAGACCCATAATCTTAGCGCGAACAGGTCCGTTGGACGGGAAGAGCTCCTTCATAGCACGAGCGCTGAAGTCTACGCAGGCTTCCACCAACATAGGGTGAACGATCTTAGTCGCTCCGCTGAACTGTGCGCCACCTGGAGCATCATCGCCCAACCCTGTGCGGCGTAGACCTTCTTCGTAAAGCTTGTCGCGCTTCTCACGAGCTTCTTTATCGCGTCCTATCTTTTCCAGCAGCTCTACGACGATATCACTCAGCTCACGCTGATCCACTTCCTCCACCATATTGGTAAAGTGCTCAAGGTTGCGGTCCGTGTCTTCTTGATCTTTGAGTCGGATGACGGCTGAGCCGTCTTCGTTCTCAATAACTTCATCTTCAGGACCGTCAAGCTCTAAAGTCTCACCCAGCTCAGGGTCTTCAAGGGCCTCAGCCGCGCTGGGATCGATACTCATGTCATAGACCCTTCAAGTTATTGTAGATTTGATCAACTAGAGCGGGATTATACTCAACAGCGCCACCTTCGGCAAATTTTGGCGCACTCATACCACCGTAAGCTTGAGAGCTGTTAGCCCAATAGCTGGGTGGAAAGTACGATGCGACCGGACCCTGATTAGACTGGTACGTGTACGGCGTGGGTGCAGGAAGATGCGTCGGCAGCTGGGCGTTTTCATAGGTGGGGTATTGGGTGATATGCTGCGCAGAGCCGTAGTTCTGTTGAGGACCCTGCAAAGGCTGAACACCCTGACCGTAACCCACGCCGGAAGACATCCCGGTGTTCGCGGTCGCGGCAGGCTGAGACAATCGAGCCACTACATCAGCCACGCTCATACCGTTAACATCAGCGATGTCTTGATAGTTAACGCCGTACTGAGTCATATCGTTACGCATGCTAGACGCATCACGCTTACCGGCAAGGTAATCAGCCCACGCGGCTCTGATGTTCGCTACTTGATCAGCCGAGCGACCGCCAGTAGCAGCCCCTGAGCCAAAGCTATTCACGGCTAATGTGTTCAATGGAGACGCAACGACATTAGTAGCGCTACGCACCATCGGCTGCACACCGTTAGCAGCTACTTGATTCAACGCGCCACCGATAGAATCACTCGGACCAGCTGAAATAGACCCCACGTTCTGTGCGGTATTGTACGAGCCTTGATTACCTTGAGGCGTAGCCGAAGTTGCGCCGTAAACCGCCTGACCGGGGTCATAAATCTGAGTCCACTGCGAGCCGTCTAAACCTGCAGCCTCATGCGTTGCAGCTTGACCCACGTTACGGTCATAGTTCTGCTGCATCGTAGGCGCGTAATAGGCGACCTCTTCAGGTGATAGTTGACGACCAAAGTCAACACCCCATGTCGATGGATCTTGTGAGTCGAACGCCATGGTTAGTTTCCTTTGTGTAAAGCGTGATTACGTAAGCTGGGACAGTGAGCTGCGTACTTTTCAGCCATGAGTCGTATGGGATCTTTGGCGGTGACTGGACCGCCACGGGCGAAACCTTCCGGTTCCATATTGCCACCGTACGCCCCGTCATCCAACCCCTGCGGGTCGGGGCGTAGTCGGGCAGCTTCATCAGGCGTAGCGTATTCACCGTGCCGCGCTATAAACGCGTCAAATTCATCAGGGGTTATACCAGCATGATTAAGGTCACGAGACTTAACCAGACCCGCATTACGCAAGTCACCCACGTCCGACCACTTGCCGGACTTGACAAAGTCTTGTACGTATGGTAGGTATTCGGGGTTGGGAGCTTTGTTACCTTTGCCCTTGATTTGGATGATGCGTTCTGGGGGGCGAGGCAAGCCTAGCTCGTCGAGCATCTTAAGAGCTACTTCATCGTAATCCCCGTTACCTCGCCTAACCGAGTTTACCCGGTCATGCAAGTTCCCGACCCCTGACAGCGTATCGCCTGCTGAATTGGGATCTTCCAGACCTCTCATGTAATCTGAGAGCCCTCTAGTCTCTGGGACCACCTCAATCGTCGTATGAGGCTGACCCTTAGCGTCCCTCAGAGAGTAGATACGACTCTTGCCAGAAGCCACGTCATCACAGTATCCACCCACACAGTGACCCATCGTATCGCCTTCGTATTTAAGGGCGTCAGCAAGGGCTTGCCTGTGCGACTCGTTCATCTCATTGATAGAACGACTTTCTGGGTTCTTCAACTCCACCCACTTGAAGCCCTTTTCCGGGTAGTCCTTATGCAAGACCGCGGCAGCGTTGTTAGCTCTTGCAAGATCAGCTTCTGCCTTCTGCGCAGCACGCCATTCATTGATCTTTGCGACACGCTCGACCGCCTGAGGCACGCTGACTTGCGGCAGACTGGAATACTTGAGCAGAAGCTCAGGCGGTAAGCCTGACGCAGGATTAGTCGCGTTACGCAGTTCGTCTATGAGGTGGTCAAAGCCGAGGTCTTGAGGTAAGCTAGAAGACTCCGGAACTCGGTAGACGTTAGTCTCAGGCGAGACTTTAGCCAACCACGGGTTATTCCTAACCTGCAACGGTGACGACGCATGAAAACTCGCTTTACCAGAACCTACAGCTACATCACTCATTTCTTCCCAGCGGTTAGCCAACGGTGAGACACTAGCCCCTTCACGTGGAAACCCGGCTGTAGCACGCCTGATTCTAGGACTGGTGTGTATAACTTCTTCTGGCGCATAATGCAACACACCCTTTTCAGCCAGTGCCCGGATTGGATCCTCCGGCGTAGCCATCTCGTTCTTGATGTAGCGAGTGAGCTGTTTGTCAATCCAGGAGTTGATGGCTTTTGGTCCCGGATTTTCAGCTTCCCATGCCGCGACAGTCTCTGGAGAATCAACCATCGAGGCTCTTGGTCGCTGTGACTTCAGCCCCTTCAGCGCATCCTCAACAGACCCAGCCAACCAGTCACCACCCTTAGACTTGATAACCGCGCCAACAGGTAGACCCTTGGTCATCATGGCGAGATTGGCCAGTGGACCGGGCAGGTTGAACAGCGCGTCTGTGGTGTCGCTCTTCAGCACGCCCCGAGGTTCGGTCAGTGCCTCACCGTAAGCGAGACGTTCCAGGGTGCGCTGAGTCCCCGGTACACCGAACAGATCGCTCAGCAGCACCCCAGGAGGATTATCATAGCCAAATGGCTTGCGCCCGAACTCATCCACGTTCTTGAGCAACTGTGCCAACGCACCGACGATAGGTCGTTTTTGCGGGGTTGGTTGCATGTTATCGGCCACAGGTGCACCTGTGGCATAAAGCTGAGTGCGGTCCACAATCTCTTCAGGTTTTACTTTGCGCACTCTACTGTAATCAGGTTGGGGTATTTTGTGCTCTGGCATGGCAGGAGGGTGCAACCCATATTGAACACCGGTATTTGGGTCAACCAGCAGCATTTCAGTATGTGACTGCTGACCTGTCTGGGCTGCGCGGCGTTGTGCAAAGTAGTCGGCCAGTTGTTTTTGGTTAGCCGTAAACACATCACCTGTTGCGTCAGCTCCGTCTCCGACATAGCCGCGATAGACACCTTGGAGCATCTTTTGCTCTGGCGCAGCGGCGGCAGCGGCGGCAGCGGCGGCAGCGGCGGCAGCGGCTCTACGGACAAGGATGAACTCTTTGAGAGCCTGGAGAGCGGCAGTTGGTAAGCCCATAACCGTATAAAGTCCTGAAGAGCACCGCAAATGGCGCGTTTTAAAGGGGTTTACGCATCTCAGGAGTACAACCTAGGCAACCCCCTTTGAACGCGCTGCCGGACCCGTTGAGGGACGTTTCTGCGGCAATTATAGGGCTTGATACGCAGAAGGCAAACTTACGCTCCGTAAGGGTTGTTACGCTCTTCAGATTTGCGCGGTACTTCGTCCGGATCGCGAGCTTCCGGCAGGGTGAACCATCCATCGTTCTTCAGATAGATGACAACCTGAGTGAAGGTGTCCACGTAGTCATCATGTTCGGCCACTGGGAACTTCATTAGCTGGGTCAGAAAGGATTGTGCCCAGCTCACCGCTTGACCAGGGTTCTTCTTTGATTCAGGTATCCACAACAGTCCCAGCTCTAGAGTGGGAGAAGCCTGATGCGCACGACTCACCTTGTCTGCGTTGCCAGGATTGTACCCCACGGCGGGTATATTCGCTTGCCTCAAGTCCTGCAACAGCGACTGGCCGGACGCCTTAGCTTCCACCAGCACACGGTCCGGACGACGAGGACGCACAGGTTGACCTCCACGCACCGAGCCTCCGTACTCAGTGTTCCACTCATCAATCGCTTTCTTGCGCAGCTTAGGGTAGCTCAAGTGCTCGTCCCACGCATCAATCAACATCGCATTGCGTCGCTTGTTCAGCGTGAACACCCCCCATACCGTGAACGCAGTCGGGTCTCCGGTCGTGTTCTCGGTGAACGCGCAGTCGTATGATTGAATGATGTACTCAAACTGCGGCAGGGGTTGATCATGCGGCCAGAGCTTGAAGCACTTGGTATCCAGCAACCCACCCTCTGGCGGTTCTGGCGACTGTGCCAGCTGACCCGCTGCGCCGTAAGCCCCCAGCAATTGCTTCAGCTCTGTGACCGAGTCCTCATTGAACATCTCCGGCCATAACAACTCCCCTTTCTTCTGACGAGGATCGTACGCGCCTAGGAAGGTCTTACGTCGCACGCCGTCAAATTCCATAGGTATACAAACGTGAGTGTAGCCTGTCAGGTCGGCTATGATATGTCCGGTAACATCCTTTTCATGTAACCGCTGCATCACCACTACAGTGCTTGCACCACGGGACTGGCCACGCGTCGAGAGCGTGCGGTCGAACCACGTCAGCGCTGACTCCCGCTCAGCATCTGACTCAGCCTGCTTAGCATTGTGTGGATCATCCACAATCTTGCGGTCCGGATGCTCACCTGTAGCACGACCGCCCACCGAGGTCGCCATCCGCCATCCACCCTCTGTCAGAGCATATTTAGTCTTCTGGTCTTCTCCTGACTTGATCATCACCTCCGGCCAGTTCTTGCGGTACCAGTCAGACAGAATGATGTCGCGAGTCTTAGACGCGTCACGGATAGCCAGCTCAACACCGTAGCTAGCACCCATAGTACGTATCGTTGGGTCATTCCCCCACTCCCAAGCTGGCCAGGCCACTGAAGTCAGAATAGACTTCATGCAGCCGGGTGGAATATTGATGACTAGATTGCGCACATCACCGCTGGTCACGGCCATCAAGTGTTCAGCAATCACGTGCAGATGCCAGTTGTCCCGGAACTCTTGCCCTGGCTCAATAATCTCGAAGCTCTGCTTCGTGAAAGACATGAGGTCACGCTGCGCCTCACGACGCAGTCGCTCCCTCTTGAGAGCGTCAAAGAGTATCGCAGGAGAGCTGTTCAAGCTGAGTCGCCTCCGGCCTTCTTGAGCAGTAACTCCATCTGCTCAAGCTCGGTATCACTCAGACCACGTAGGTTCACGGCTGCAATTTGCACCGCTCCGCCGTTAGCACCCGTGATTTCTTGGGTGACCTTGTCGCCGTATTTACGAGGCTTGAGCTTGCTAGCAGCCCACTTGCGCGCATCAACCCGCAGTCGGTTGCGAGCCACTGCAGTCGCATCCAGCACCAAACGCACTTCTTCACCTTCGTACGTGGTTTCCACGGTCGCTTCATCACTGATGGAAACAATCTCATCAGCCAGTACTTCGGCGCGTTCTTCCCGTGCGCGTGCGTACATCACCGACCTATCAGGGTTTCCGTAAATCCAATCTGATACAGAAGTGTACAACAATCCACGCTCCCGGCAGAAACCTGCCAGGTGACCGCCCTGGGCAACGTACCCACACAAATCTTCAATCGACCCCGGACGTTTGAAGAACGGATCAATCTTGGGTTTAACATCGACCACCATTCCAGCGGTCTTCAATTTCTTAGTTGTCATTTTGCCCATTTTAACTCCTTCACATCAAACAATAAAACTCAGTCTGAAAACCCAGCGAGAACTTTTCGCTGACTATCTTTCTCAATCTTCAGAAATTTCACCTTTGCTAAACCCAGCGGGAAACTCAGCGAAAAAACCCAGCGGACTCATAGAGAGACAATATACCGCTGGGTAGCGTATATTGCCCTCTCTTCGGACTCTACAGAAACCCAGCGAGAATGGTTTCGCTGGGTTTCGCTGGGTTCGCTGGGTTTCGTTCTAGCTATAGACATGGTTCTACCCTGGTAAAACATGTGATTTCAACCACTACAGTCACTCGGGCGCTATACTTTTGATAGCTGGTAAACCTCGCCCCGCTAAACGCGCTGGGTTTTAACATGGTTCTTTAGAAATAGCATATTTCGACATCTGACCAGCCTCCAGAATAATCGGCTCGAGCACTGACCGTTGGCCCCGACCACCACGCGATGCGTTCTGCACCACATGACCGTCACGCTTGAGCCTGCCCAGCGCCTCCAACGCTGCGTCCCGCTTCAGATTGCCGTAGAACAGCGCCTTGTAGTCGTCCTTGAGCTCTTGCGGTGTGAGTGGCTGGTTACGCAGCCAAGCCTCCTTGACCACACCATACACAGTTGCGTCCTGCTCCTTCTGACGCTCAGTCTGGCTAGGTTGAGCCAGCGGCAACACTTGTGTAAACAAATAACCCTTACGCACAATGTAGATCGGATCCTGAGTGCGGCAATAGCTCATCTTAGGCATAGCCATCACGATACCTGTGGAGCCCTCTTCTAGGTAGCCTCCGGTAGCATCAGACCACTCCTGAGGAGTCAGAGGCTGCATCACACATACCATACGCGCACCGTCAGCCAGCGAGCTGCCGCCCCGGCCTGAGTACTGGTCCAGCGTCTTCTCACGAGCATTAGCTTTGCCCGAGTGGTGAATACCCTCTACGCAGCAATCAAACTCAGCACGTAATATACGCATAGCCTCGATGAGCCCCTGCTCGGCATCATTGACCCGTTGCTCCCCCACGCCGAAGCTTACCAGTGGATCCATTATCATCCAGTCCGGTTTGAACTCCCCCAGCAGCTCGATTATCCAATTCAGGTTCTTAGTGTGCGGCACCACCACATCCCCGTCCACTTGAGATATGCGAAAGCTCACACCGCTCAAGTCTACTATGAGCAAGTTGCTGAGCACTTGAGCCACATCGGTGCGGTCCAGGTTCAGCGCTACCATTATCTCACGCGCACGGGCTACTAATATCTCACGCGTGTCTTCCCGAGTCACGATGACTGTGCGTACGGGCTGGTCTGGGGTGCGTCCCCAAAGCTCAGCGCCTAGCGCCAGCGTGATAGCCTCGTACAACGCCACCGTGGTCTTGCCCGTGCCCCCGGCTGAAATGCGTGTGCGCACGTCAGCGTAGAGCATGTATGGCAAGATGACCCGGGGGTTGAGCCGTGCCTGCGCCAGCTCCTCCATCGTGATTGCTGCCAACTCAAACGTCTTGAGCGAGGCGTGCTGCTCCTTGGGCGCGGAAGAGTGCTCCTTGCGCCATTGCGGGTCGTTGCGGCACGCTTCGTAGAAGATCGTCTGATAATTGATGACCGAGCTTTCGCGCATTACCTGACGCCACTTCTCCTCAAATGCTGCAGCCGTGTGTGTAGGGTTGTCGCTGCTAGTGGACCATTCACGCGCTAGCGCTTTAGCCTTGTACTTGTCTGATAGTCGGGACAACCCTCTCAGCACCCTCCACCAATCGCTGTAGTTAGTGTCAGCGGGGATTACGGCGAGCGCTGAGCGCAGGTCGTCGTAGACCTCAGGAGCCGCAACCACGCTACCCGGTTTGTACTCTACGCCGTAAGTCTCGTCAGAGGAATCTTCTGCTGATGCCGTGCGCTTATACACTGCTATCAAGTCAAGCTCGGTCAGCGTGTCGATGGTCGCACCGCCGCAAGGGTCGCTGAACGTCACCTTGCACTTATAGTCGCTACCGGGTCGTGCCCCGATGAAGAATCCTTGCGCTAGTGTGAAGGACTCATCTGCTAGCACACCCCCCAGAGCGCCATTCAGTCGAGCGACCATCTTAGCCCGCTGATCAGGAGTCAGTGGAGCGCTGAACGGCGCCAATATTCGCCAGCGCGGACCGCCTAGGTACTTAGGAGGTTCAATCAACCCGTCGCCCCAGGAAGAGTACAATACGGCGCGGATACCTGCTTTCTCCAACGCTCTCACCGCCTCGTCCATGCTCAGCACGCCATCATCATAGTCGGCCTCTAAGCCCGTCACGTGCTGGATATTACCCGTGTGGCGGAGGCTGCGTTTTTCTAGGTTCGGTTGCTGGTCGTTGGGGTTGCGCTCTTCGCCGAATGTTGCCATCTTGAGCAGCGGGGCGCTGAGCTTACCGTGCGCGATGATGTCCGGTTCGCGGAGCATGGAGCAGACCTCGGACCAGCTCTTTTGCAGGCGTGATACGCGGTCGCAGCTGATGCTATGGAAGATTGAGAAGTCAACAACGGGTTCTGCGGCTGGAGCGGTGCTCACTAAGCGCAACGGCGCGTAATCAGCCGTGTTGAAGCCAAATTTACTCATGAATAGACCAGTTCAATTAGGTATGACCTTGAGATGATGAACACTGGGCAGATGCGCGGTCAACGCACTCTTCGGTAGCTAGCCTAGCCCGTGCCAAAAAGAGAGAATTATAGGTCCGTGTCGACCGTAGAGGGATCTTCGTCAGCGCTAACGTAGGGACGCACCGGGTGTAGAGGACACGTGATCACCCCGCAGGTTTTTATCTCTTCCCGCTGATAATTGCAGCATGAGAGACATTTGATCTTGATGGCGTTAGTGCGGGACATCATACCCAACAGCGCTCGCCGAGTCGCTATCTTGTGTAACTCCGGCACTGAGACATCGATATACGTCTCTACTCTTGAGACCGTCTCCGGGTCTGTGACTGTAGGCTCTTTGACGCGTAGGGCACGTAGGGGTTTAGAGGTCATGTTTGGAACTCCTCGGTTATCAAGTTGAAATACTTTCCGGACTTTCTAGCAGTGACGAACACAGGCGCTGGAGCACCTTTCATCATCCACATGATCTTGCGTGCTTCAAGCGGTAGAGTTAGCGCTAGTCGACGTCGTACAAAGAAGTCTCGGTCAGCTGGCGACGGATTCTCTGTGTTGACAAAATGAGAGACCTGGATACGTGCGTGCTCAGGAGTCGTGCAGGTGTAAGACACCATGAGCACGGGACGCTTAGGGTCACGCCGGGTGGCTAGAACTACAGCGCTCACCGCGTGAACCTGTAAACGCAACACTGACCCGGACACCGCGTCCACTCCGGTAAGAGGGTCTATGGGTTTGAGCGAAATGACGCCGGGCAACACTCTGCGAGGTTCACGGGGTTTTACGGGGGTCGGCAGCGCTTCCACCACTTCTAGGGGTTTAGCTTGTCGTACGAATGTTTCTAACACTTCGCAGCCGCCCAAGCGTTGTAAGTTGCCCACATAGTCTAGCAAGAGCCCGTTGCGCTTACCGTCGTGCAGTCTCGTCAGTCGTCCCATCATCTGCACCCACAGGGAAGACGATACTGTGGGGCGTAGACAGGCGAGGCAGTCTAGCGCAGGCATGTCCCACCCGGTGGTTAGCGTGTCCACAGAACATAGGACTCTGATTTCGCCAGACCGGAAGCGTTGCAGCGTTTCAGCCCTGTCAGTGCGAGACATGCTACCGGACACAACTTGAGCGCTCCAGCCTGTCACTTGGCTGATGACCGCTGCGGCACGCATAGCAGCTACGATTGTGGGGCAGTAGACTGCAATGTGTTTGCGTTTTGAAGCCAGTTGAATCAGTGATGAAGCAACCGCACGCATCCAGTCGGCGGTCTGCTTTTCAGTCACTTCCGTGTTATTGAAGTCATCAGAGACGCTAACGTCGTCAAGATCCAATTGCGTGGAAGACTCCACACCCACTAACGGGCTCAGCCAGCCGTCCTGCACCGCTTGGGTCACTGTGTACTTGTAAGCTAAGGTGTCGAACCAGAACCGCTCTGGGTCTTTACCATAGATTAGACCGTCATCGGTACGCCAAGGTGTTGCCGTCATACCCACTCTCCTAGCGCGGGGCAGGTGTCTGAAGAGCTGTTCATAGAGTCCGGCTTCGCCCGTCTTGTGCGGCACCCGGTGGGCTTCGTCTACGATGATGAGAGACGGTGGTTTGAGACGACCTTCTAGGGTTGGACGTATCATTGATTGAATAGTACCGAATGTGATATTGCGATCAACGTCACAACGGTTGAGTCCGGCGCACACCACGCCGGGTGTTCTACCCGTGTGCAGTTCATAGGTCTTAGCGTTCTGCTGGACCAGCTGCTGTACGTGAGTGACGACCCAAGCTGAGCCTGAGACGTCCTCTATACGACTGCATAGCTCAGCGCTTATGAGTGATTTGCCCGTCCCGGTAGCTAGCATCGCTGCCGGATTATGGCCGAGCTTCAAAGATGCTAGCACGGAGAGTACCGCATCGGTCTGGTAAGTTCTGAGTAACATAGGTATAACGTTATTGCGCAGCGTTGAATTATACGTCCGGGGCGTGAACTTGGTCGTATCAGCCAAAGACCTTCAAAGTTGAATGGTTAATAAAAATATCGCTTGCCTTCCGGAAAGAACCGTACCTATAATTCAATCACCGGGTCAAAACTGACTCGGTAATACCTTGATAACTGGAGTATCTCATGTCTACAAACACTCTCAACGTTTCTCTCGCAACCACAGCTGAGCTCCTGGCTTTCTTTAACGCCAATACGAGCGGTGCAGCGGTCAAGAAGTTTTCTGACCGCAAGACGGCTGAGCGTCGGGTTAACGCGCTGGTGGCTGAAATGTCGCAGGTTGATGAAGTTGTTGAAGAACACGCTGACCGGATGACTGTCGCTGCGGATCGTGACGTAGCTTTTGTCACAGGTTTCAGTGTTCACGGTCACCTCAACTGCCCTCATTGCGGCACGCACCTTGAAAATGGTGTCGGCACTCACTTGCAAGAAGTCAACGGTGTTGAAATTCAACATGATAAATTTGAATTCGCATGCCTGGCTTGTGGCGAAGAGTTCGGACCCGCTATCACAAAGACCGCACGCAAGAACCTTGATAAACTCACCCGTCCTCAGATGCAAGCCTCGCTGAAGCTTGATCGCACTATTCAGTGTGTAGAGACCAAAGAGACCTGGAAAAACGCTTTCCGTATGTGGAAAGAGCATGCTGACTGGATGACCAGCGCTCAGGTGGACCGTCTGACCCGTGTGCTTTACACTGCTGCCAAACAACCTAACCCTGTCGCTGCAAATGTGACTATCAATGGCCGCACGTTCAAGCTGGTTAACGTTTAAGAAATCATTTCAATTAAAACGAGAGAACACGTATGAAATTCCAAATCAAAAACCGATTCGACAGCACCGCCGTTGTGTTTGAGTGCGAATTACCGGACGGCACGCCCAACGCCATGAAGGACGCGCTGGAGCAAGCCGCCGCAAATTGTGCCAATCTGAACGGTGCCGATCTGCGCAGCGCCAATCTGAACGGTGCCAATCTGAACGGTGCCAATCTGAACGGTGCCAATCTGAACGGTGCCGATCTGCACGGTGCCGATCTGAACGGTGCCGATCTGAACGGTGCCGATCTGAGCGGTGGCGACCTGAAGGGTGGCGATCTGAGCTGGTGCTATCAGCACGGTGGCGATCTGAGCGTGGACGGACCGAGCGGTGGCTAATAGATCAGCGACAGACCGAGTGAG